GGATCCGGGTCAGAAGGCCCAAGATGAACTTGAGGACGAGTCCAAGACCATCCCCACGCTGCTCGTCGGCATCCCGGTGCCGGCCAAGCCCGGTCAGAACTTCGCCGGACGCATCGGTGTCCTGATGCAGTACCTCAACGGCGCGATCCAACAGGGGCAGCAGTTCACGCCCGCCGCACAGCAGGCGTTCATGGGTCGAATCGACTCGCTCCTGCAAGGCTACGAGCAGGTCTCCACCAACGAGGCCCGCAAGCTCCGCAAGGAGATCCAGAAGTTCCTTGAGGCTTCTGGCCTGCTCCCGTCCCAACAACAGCAACAGATCCCGCAGCAACCCGCGCCTCCCGTAGCATGAACACCTGTCCACAATGCCAATTCCACAATTCTGGACACTGCCACAGGTATCCACCGAGCGGGAGGCCAAGCTGCTTTGCGTCAGTCAATCCGCAGGACTGGTGTGGGGAGTTCAAAGCGGCTGGCTTGAAACCTGCAAGCGTTGTGGAGACGCCTTCACCGTCAATCAAACCGCCCTCTCCGAGTCCGGTGAGACCTACTGCTTCGATTGTTTCCAACAGGCCAATCCCATCTAAACAGGCATCCCATGGCGGAGTACCAAGGCAAGCAGGTAACCCTTAACAAGCCCTTCTACACTCCCGGCGAGAAGAAGAAGAGCGCGGTCTATGTGAGGAACCCGAAGGGCACCGTGATCAAGGTGCGCTTCGGCGATCCCAACATGGAGATCAAGCGCGACAACCCGGAGCGCCGGAAGAACTTCCGCGCCAGACACAACTGCGACACGGCAACGGACAAGACGACGCCGAGGCACTGGTCCTGCAAAGCATGGTGACTTTATGAAGAAGGAATCGAAGTTCAGTAAGCTGGCTGGCCAACTCAAGAAGGAGGGCGCAGACGATCCCAAGGCACTCGCGGCATACATCGGTCGAAAGAAACTCGGTGCCAAGGAGTTCGTCCGACGCTCCGTTGCGGGTCGAAAGAAGGCCAAGGGATGATCGGATTCATCGACCGCATCCGCGCTGCTTGGCAGTTCAGCCGCCACCAGAAGTGGGTCCACCAAGGCTCATGGTCAAAGCGTGATGCCGAGGTCCTCGAATCGTTCCTGAAAGCGGAGACCGGAAAGCGATTCAAAGAGGTGCTGCTCAACACCGTACTGATGCAGAACGCATCGGCTATCACGGACAAAAACCAGTTGCAGTATTCCTGTGGTTTCGCCATGGGTCAGTCCAGTTTGGTGAAGGTCATCGAGGTGATGGCCAACGCTGAATCAATTTCGGATCAGGATACCGACCCGGATTCTGAGACGCTCAACTAGGGTCAATCTACGGTCAGTGACTCTTGCCGGTCACTGGACGAGTAATAGGCAACCATGAGTGAAGTGTTGAGTGCGGACGGTCTGCTTGCTGCCGCAAGAGACTTCGATTCTGGCGTCGATATTGACAGCCGGGAAACCGCAGAGGCTCCCACAGAGACCACTGCGCCCGAGCCAACGGAATCTCGTACAGAGAATCCTGCCAAAGCCGAGGTCACCGAGGACGCAGCGGACAAGGACGCGCAGCCCGCAGAGGCTCCACAGAAGGAGACGAAGCAGGGTGAGCAGAAGAAGGAGTCGAAGTTCGCCCAGGAGCAGGCCCGCAAGACCAAGACCTGGGAGACGATCAACGCCGAAAAGCAGGCCCTCAAGGCCGAGAAGGAAGCGTTGGCCCGCGAACGTGACGAGTGGCAGAAGCAACGGCAGCAAACCGAAGCCAAAGCCAGCGACACGTACCGGGACGAGGCAGGGTTCACCGCTGACGACTACGAGAAGGCGGCGAAGGAATTTGAAGCCGACGGCGACAAAGACCTCGCAAAAGCCGCGAGTAAGAAGGCAGCAGAGGCTCGCAAGGCCGCGGGTGAACACCAGACAAAGGTCCAGCAGGAACGGTTCAACAAGGCATGGGAGGACACCTACGTCCGACTGTCCGACAAGGAACCGGATCTGAAGGATCCCAACTCTGACCTGTACAAGTCCACCGTGGACCTGATCGGCAGGTTCCAGATCCTGAGGGCAGCGCCCGACGGTCTGGCACACGCCGTCGAGATCGTGAAACTCCAGCAATCTGCCGCTCGCTCCCAGTCTCTGGACGCGGAGAACAAGTCGCTCAAGGAACAGTTGGATAAGCTCCAGAAGAAGACCGCCATCGGGAAAGGAACGGCCACCCAACCGCTGAAGGCAGAGGAAACAGACTTTGCCAAGATGCCCATCAAGGAGCAACGGGAACGCCTCATGAAGGCTGCGCGAGAGTTTGACCGGGAATCCTGATAGCAAAGAAAGCGAGCAATACCATGCCAGTTACTACGTCAACCACGCTTACCAATCAGTTCCAGAACTACTTCAGCAAGGAACTGCTCTCCATCGTCCAGCAGGAGACCATTCTGGATCAGTTCGCCATGAAGGCGCCGATCCCGAAGAACAACGGCAACAAGGCGATCTCGATGTTCCGCTTCGGCGCCCCGAGCATCGCTGGTGTCCAGACCATCAGCACCGAAGGTACTGCCATCACGTCCGGCAACTACCGTGCGCTGGCCCTCAACAAGCTGGAGAAGAACCTCGCCCAGTACGGTCAGGTCATCGGCCTCACGGACATCCTCCGTGCGACGGACCTGTTCAACTCCCTCCAGCAGGCCACCAAGACCTCCGGTCTCGACATGGCCCTCTGGGTGGACTCCGTCATTCGCAACACGCTGATCGGCTCCAATCTGAGCACCAGCGGTACGTCCATCGGCACTGCGATTGAATCGTCGATCTCCAACGACGACGCGATCAACAACACGGCTGGTCAGAACCCCGGTGGCATCAAGGTGTACGGCAATCCCGCTACGCTGAATGTCACTGGTACTCTCACCCAGAGTTTCGCCGCACTCAACGGCGCGACCACTGCTGCCGACGCCACCATGACGGCTTCTGCGGTCCTCGACTCGATGACCCGCCTGAAGCGCAATCGCGCTCCGCTCATCAACGGCAGCTACGTCCTCGCGACTGATCCTCGTGTGGCCCGCGACCTGATGCGCGATGGCGACTGGTTGAACGCCTCCAACTACGGCAACAAGGGCCAACCCTTCTACAAGGGTGAGGTTGGTTCCATCTACGGCTGTAAGGTCGTCACCCAGACCAACTCGTTCATTTCCACCGGCTCCAACACTCCTGGTGACGAGTTCGTCTATCAGGCGAGTCCCGCTGGTGGTGGTCTCGCATCCGGCAAGGACATCATCGCCTCGTTCTTCTTCGGCAACGAGTCGTTCGGCATCCCGCACCTGACCGGCGATGATCCGCTCTCCCCGAAGATCGTGATCACCGACACGCCCGACAAGTCCGACCCGCTCAACCAGTTGGTCACTGTCGGCGTGAAGCTGTACTTCACGGCGCTGCGTCTGGCTGCCGGTAACACCTCGGCAACCAACACCAACAACCCGGTCTGGTACCTGGTGCATCGCACGAAGACCTCGACCACGCTCTAAGCGTATGAAGAAAACGGCCACCATCATGGTGATCGCCGTTGGACCGGGGGGGCATCACCGAGGTGGTGCCCCCTTTTCCCATTCCGCTTGCGGGAGCGGAGAGTCCAACGAAGATCGCGCCATGATTTCTATTCCCGTCGAGGCGCTCTCGACCGACGCAGAGGACAACAGCAATGTTGCTCCCGAGATCGGCGACGAAGTCACGCTGCCCGAGGTCAAGGCCCGCGTGAAGAAGATCGAAGAGGGCGAAGCCTACGTTGAGATCCTCTCTGTCGGTGGGATGCCCGCCGAGTACGAGAACAAGGACACCGAGAAGACCGAAATGCCCGAGGACGAGCAGTCCATGCGGAAGATGGTCGAGAAGTACGACAGCGAGATGGAGTCCTGACACCATGCCCATCTACACCTTTGAAAACGGCGGCAGGACCATTGAGCAGATCGCTCCAATGGGGACCGACTCCATCGTTATTGAGGGGAAGCGGTGGCAGCGTCAACCGATTGCACGGTTCGCTGCCACCGGCTTTGCCAGAGAATCTGAACTCAAGGACGAGGTGAAGCGGGGGTTCAGCAGGATGGAAGACCGGCAAGGAAGCCGGTTTGAAAGCACTTTCACGAAGAAACAAATCCGAAAGATCTGGGATATCTGATATGAGCGACCTGTCAAATGCGGCTATTGAACTTGGGATGGGTATCTCCGGGTTCCAGTTGGTGACTTCCACTGCGGCTCAGACCGGCAATTACTGCGCGTTGCAGGTGGTCTCCAATGCGGTGTTCACGTCGATCACGGGCGAAGGCGTAAGCGGCACCTGGTCCGCCACCACGATCCCCGCCGGCATGGTGATCGTTGGTTGCATCACCGGCTTCCAGCTTACGAGCGGATCGGTGATCGCGTACAACGGCAAGATGACCTTCTGATTCCATGCGCCTCTCGACCAGTCTACGGCTCAACGCGCAGAAGGGGTTGGTGACACCATACGATCCCGCGCTGACGCTTGACCTGCAATTCGCTGCTCGACAGGCGTATGTGGCCAACATTGGTCCGCTGCCGACGTTTAC